ATACACTAAAAAAAGTGTATATTTCAAACCGAAAACAAGAAACGAGGTAAAAAATGTCTATATATTATCCACATTTGCGTAAAGATAGATTAAAAATGATACAAAAGATTTTTGAAGTAAATGGTTACAAACTAAGTTTAAATAAAATTACTAATATGTATAATACTAAGAAAAGTCAATATGGATTTATTTGCAATTATAGGAATAATCCAAATATGTTGAAAGGAACATAACATGAAAGTAAAAACTACGATTAATGAGGTAAAATCTGGTTGTCGTCAAGCCCAAGACGATATCAGCAATATTAACAAAGGGCAAACTGATTTCGTATTGCTATTTTCTGATAATGTGCAACAGATTGCTGATATGCATTCAATCATTACAGAAAATGAACAAAATACAACTTCTAGATCCAATATAGCGATACGGAATTAGTTTATACAATGCGGTGTCTTATAGTTACCTCGTAAGGCATCGCAACACTTTAAAAAAATTATCTTATTATCACCATCAAAATGGAGGTGATTTATAATGAGATAATATAAAGGGTGTATAATTAGTCTTTGACAACCGCTACTGATAGATATGTTCGGTCAATATTAAATCTAAGAAATACATACCAATTTGGCTGTTTATAGCATGAACTCATTGTGAGTTCTATAAGTCTATGGGCAGCCAAAACATAATTAAAAAATTAACAACTAACATGGAGTAAAAAATGATAATAGGAAGCGATAAACAAATAAGTAGATTTAAGAAAGAAGTAGATAAAAAAGAAAGAAAATTAAATCATCCAGTAAATGTATTTGATGATAATATTAATGATGATTTTCAAAAAATAGATTTACCTGATTTTACAATTATAATGCTAGGTAAACTATTAAATTATATTTGTCATAGACAATATCTTGAAAAAATATCAGCAAATGATATTGATAGTTGGCACAATCATGATGTTTATGTAAAATTTCGTGAGTATGACAAAGATAAAGTAAAAACTAGAGCATTAAAAGATGTAAAAGATAACCAAATAGAATTTGATGATTTAATATATAAATTTAGGTCTAGAGATATAAATCAAAAAACAAGAACTAAACTTAATGATTTAATATTCTCTGAATTATCTTTTAAGAAAATACCACTTGTTAAAACTACATTAGGTAATCTTGTTTCAAATAGATATATGAATACAAGTTATTTAAAAGATGGTCAATTAAGACAAAGAGGTTGTGCTTCTGGTGTATTTGATTGCGATATGTGTTTTAACGAAGACATAGTAGCACCAATAGAAGTAATATTACAATTAGATGAAAGACAATCAATATTGTTTCGTAAAGAAGTATACAGAAACAATCAATATGATCCAAACAGTTCAATGAGTTATTTATGGAAAAAGGAGGATATGTAATGATGGACTTAATAATATTTCTTTGTTTTGTATTGTTTATGCTTTTAGCAATATGCTGGATACAAGCAATAGAAATAGAAAAAAAGAAAGAACGAATTAAATATTTAAAGGAAAGTAATGAACTTTATTACAATGCTTTAAAATTTGAAAATTATGCTAATGGAAATACATGTTGTGAATATCACCCTAACGCAATTATAGATCCAGAAACTGGTGAACTTGTATGAAATATTTACATGAAGCATTAATTTCATTTTATGAATTTCAAGGAATATTGAATACTATGCGTTATACAGACGCAACAAAACAGTATATGACATTTGATAGGGTTACTGAAAAATGGATAAAAGATAACAATTTGATAGCAAAAGTTCCTATAAAAGGAATAAAATCTATTCGACCATTTCGTGGTAGTTATTATTATCCTAACGAAACAATGATTGTTAAGTTTCACAAACCCTATCATGTCTATAATAATGGCATGAGAATAACTTCTAATGATTTAATGTCTATCATAAATAGAAAGAAAAAATTTCAAATGTTAGATATACATAAAAAAAGAAGATATTTATATGTTAAATTAAGTGAGGAGTAATGAAAAAAGATGGAAATAATACAATTCGTCTTAGTGCTCGCAGTAAGCGGAATAGTACTGTGGGTGCTAAACACAAAATAAAGAAGATGACAAAAAACAAAAAAAGATTTAATGATTTTATATTAGACAAAATAATGGATGATATAGAATCATGGCGTTAGTTGTTATCTTCCTTTCGGTAACAAAGGTGGCTACAGCAATGTGGCCACCACAAACTTGGAGGACATATGCAACATTATTGGTATGATGCTGATGCAGATATTATGTATATAGCATGCTTACAATCTGGTGAATTAATGTTAATACTTTTTTTAACAATAATTGCATGGGAAACAATAAAATACATATTGTTTAAATTAAAATGATTATTAAATACGATAAAAATAGAAATCCATATATTTATAGTAAACATGGTGTAAAACAAACTAAAAAATGGCGTCAAGAAACAGCTGAATATTTTCGTAAAAAGTATGGATCTTGGTATATATTTGTAGGTTGTTCTTTACACAATAGTAAAAATACATGGATTGAAAGGTACAGGAAAAAGGAAGTATGAGTATGAGTAACAACGATATGATACTTAAAGATGTAATGGATTCAATTAAAAATTCTGGTGAACAACTAGAAGCAGAAAAAACTATTACATGGGAAGATTTGGGTGATATACAAGCAAAATTAGTCAAGATTTTATCACAAAGACTAAAAACAGGCGCTGAAAAATATCATCAAGAACTACCAATATTTACGATTGAAGATAAAGATCGTGATAATTTGTTTGAATGTGAACAAGAAATATTAGATGCACTAAATTATAGTAGTGCTGGTCGCATGAAAGCAGCAGAATTTGTAGATAAACATAAACAAAATGATTATCGAATACAAATGACAAGGGTTATCGCCCATCTATGTTATGCTTTTTTTAATTTAAAATTAGCACAACAAATAGAAAATAATATTAATATTAATAATAAAAACCCCGAAGGAGGTATATAATGGCAGATAATGGTCTTACCATTCGTCTAATGTATGGCTCAGCTAACTTTGCTGAAACATCATTACCATCTAACGTAACTACAGTAGCACACTTAAAATCACATTTAGGTAATGTTCCTGCTAATGCGTCAGTAAATATCAATCAAACAGTCGTTATGGATGATAGTACTGAATTAACAGATGGTGCTTCAGTTGCAATCGTTGCTAGTAATAAAACTGGTGGCGTTCCAGCTGTAGCTTAATAAAAACCGTAAAGGGCTAACACAAATCCTTACTATCATCTATACCCTATCAGTTAGAATGTCTCATTGAGATTGTATTTCGTACAATCAAAAAGTAAGTTGATAGTTAGCCCTTTACATTAACTTGTAAAGGTAAAAAATGAAATTAGAAATAGAAAATTGGAAACCTGATATTCAAGCCATTGCAGATAATATTAGGTTAGGTCCTCAAAGAGATATATTAAATCTTGTTGATGACATAAACAGAAGATACATATGTACTACATGGATCTCTGGAAATAGAAGTTATTTAGGTGAAGATTCTATAAAACCGATTGGAGTAACACCTAAATTTAGATTTAAAGCGGGTTACAGAAAATCAATCATAGAAACACTTGTAAATAGGTTTCATCAATATGATAAACCTGGTTCATTGGAAACTTTGTTTAGTAGGAATTACAATACTACATATTCACGAGAAGCATTTCAAGATTTAGTATTACAATTAAATACTAAAATGAAAAATTATCGTGGAAGCGGTTTACAATGGCAAGATAATTCAGAAGTTCTTACAGAAGCAATTAATATTATGATGAATAAAATTAATCAACAAAAAGAACTTATAGAAAATATCAATGCTGATGAAAACAATAACTACACATGTGAATTAGATATTTACACAGCTGATGTTAACAATCTATGGAATGGTACGCAGTTTAGTGCTGGATTACCAGATGATATAGAACAAGAAACAATAGATGCAATAGAGTGGGAAACTTCTATGATTGTATTTAATGTTCATATTAAAAATCCTAAATTACGTTTTGTAAAACGTCCTAGCGATGAATGGGAAGATGAGGATAATCCAGAAGGTCTACAAACAACAGGTAGTGTTGAATATTTAGGTGAATTAGATGTAGATGATATTAATTTATCGTTTGGTATAAATATACAAGAATGGTTAAATACTTTAATTAATCAATCTATGGATATAACTGAAATTGGTACTCATAACTTTTCATCTAACAGAACACGTACAAATAGAGCTTATAGTACATCACATCAACGTAGTATTTATGTACAAAATTTGTACAAATGCGCTCAATGGCACGGTACAATAAAAGGAGCTAACAATAGATATTTAGCAACAAATCCTGGATCATCACCATCAAACATGAATGTAGTCTTATTTCCTTATATTAGCACTAGTTTAGAAGCTAGGGAATTTGCACACATGACTGATCAAAATGATATGCATGGTGTATGTTATGGTGAATTAGACACAGCAATGAATTCAAATTTATTACAATTAGAATTTACAGATTTGCTAATGTTTATACCAGCATGGCTAACATGGAATTGCAATACATCTAATCCTTTAAATGGCATATCAAAATTAACATTAATAGCAGATAAACGACTTTCTAAAAAAGCGTGGGAAGCTATAGGTTTTGATACATTTGATAGACATATGAGATTGTGTGATTTATTTGCAGCACATGTTCCTAGTCATGAACGTTATGGCGGTCATAGAAATTCAATGGAAGAATCATTGTTACAACAAATGGAACGATTTTTAGATGGTTTCTATGTTCGTGACTATAGTCAAGAAAAAGCATTTCTTTTAGAATCTATGAGAGAAATATATGAATATGATACTCAAGAAGCAAGAGATGTACTTGACGCTTCTGTTGAATTAAATGGTGAAGTAAACGGTATGTTACAAATTATTTTAGAACATTACATCAATGCTAATTACGCAATGCAAGAATATGTTAAAAATGATTGTTATTACTGGAAAGATACTACAAGAGCTGACGAATTTGAAGAAGTCGTAAATTATCTATGTGGTAAAGAAAAATCTCTAACAGAACAAGTAGAACAACTTGAAGAAGATTTGTTTGAAATGGATCATCCAACTGGCGAACAAGAAGCACAATTTGAAGAACCTATTGATGATGATATTGATAGAGATGTACGTGAACGAGAAATGGCAATATGGGTAGCAACCCGAGGAGGTCACAATGGCTAATTTCTATATAAGTCATAAAGATTGGAAAAAGTTGCAAAACTTTGCACAATATGCTTATGATGAATATAAATCAGAAATAGGTGGATTTCTTATAGCTGAACAAGATGAAGATAATAAATGGAAAATGCATAAACCAGTAATACTAAAACAAGAAATTAGTGGCGGTAATACAGAAATAGACAAAGATGCATTAGCTCAATATTATGTTGAAACAGCTATGAAAATGAAAAACAAACCGTTTCAATTTGTATGGTGGCATAGTCATCATACAATGGCAGTATTTTGGTCTGCAACAGATCTAACTGCAATAGATGAATTTAGTAATGGACAAATGTCTATATCTCTTGTTATTAATTTACAACAAGAATATAAACTACGAGTTAACTTGTGGCATCCATACAAAATGCATCAAGATGTAGAAATGGATATTATTGACAAACCAGCAACTAAAACAATACCAAAAAGTATTGTTAAACAAGTTGATGAATTGTGTGATAAACCAACATATAATTTAATTAATACAACTAATTACAAGTATGATGGTAATAGATGGAGAACTTCTAATAGTTACAAACAGTTAAATATGTTTGGTAAAGACGATGATCCAGAAATGACACAATTAGAAGCAGAAGTCGATAATGTTCTATTAGATTATTTAACTAATTTTGATATTAATGAATATAAAGTATCTATAAATAAGTTAAATAATAGACTTACAAAAGCAAAAAGTGAATTAAGAGTTGGTTGTGTCGATCAATCAGACGAACAATTCTTATATCAAGCCATAACACAATTTGACGCAGACTTTTGGATACATCAAAAAGATGTTCAATGGACATTTTTAGATAAATGTATAGAAGGTGATTTAGATTGTGAAGATATGGGTGCTTATGATGTAATAGATTACAATAACAGCTTTAAAGGAGGTATCGATGTTAAGTCAAAGATATAGTAGTATTGTAAGTACATTTCATGAATATACATATCATATATTAGGTTGCGGTGCTATTGGTAGTGCCGCAGCTACTCAGATAGTTAGAATGGGTGGCACAGAACTAAAATTATATGATATGGATCATGTCAGTGATGAAAATCTTGGCGTATCTATGTTTCGTGTTGAAGACTTAAAAAAGCCTAAAACAGAAGCATTGGAATTAATATGTAAAACAATTAATCCATTAGTAGATATACAATGTTTTACAAAAAGGTTCGATAATTACATACCAAGTATTGAAGGTAATGATATTATTGTTCTAGGTTTCGATAGCATGCAGTCTCGATTAGAAGCCGTAGAAATAATATGCAAAATACAAAAACCATTTTTACTTATCGATGGTCGTATGGGTGCAGAACATTACCAGCAATATGTATTAGAACAACCTACATTATCTAAATATAAATCAACTTGGTATTCAGATGATGAAGGAAGTGAAGAGCCTTGTAATGCAAAAGCAACATCTTATTGTAGCAATATGTCTGGTAGTTTTATAGCAAATTCTATTAGGAAAGTGTTAACAGAACAACCATACAATAAACAAATGGATTTCCATTTTCCTACAATGATGTTGAGAGTTAAATAATTAAGGTTTTTTATTATTTTCCTTAATTGTTATATGTCCAGCACGATCTAATCTTCTTAAATTGTGTTGGACATTAACTCTTTTTATTGTATATTAGCACACTAAAAAAAATTTAATATTAACTTAAACTGGAGAAATTAAAATGGGATTTAATATAAAAGACTATACATTAGTCAAAGATCGACTTGTTGCATTTCGTGATGAGTTTCCATTATCAAGCATTACTACTGAATTAATTAGTGTAAGCAATATAGTAGATTCACCTACAGGTGATTATGCTAATGAATACATAGTAAAAGCTACAGTAATACCAAATCCACTACAAGAACCAGACGTATGTTACACTGGCTTAGCAGCTGAAAGAGATAACACTGGTTTTGTAAATAAAAGTTCAGCAATAGAAAATTGTGAAACCTCAGCAGTAGGTAGAGCATTAGCATTTGCTGGTTTTGGTGGTGATGTGCAATTTGCAAGTGCAGAAGAATTAGTAAATGCAAAAACAGCACAATCAAAATCTGCTTTAACAAATGATTTATTAGAAGTAATGGATAATTTGTTTAAAGTAGCAGTTCCACATTTAACTGAAGAACAACAAAAAACATATAGAGATAGACGTAGTTCTGGATACTATGATACTAAAGTTAAATGGCGTAAAACTGTAGATGGTTTTATAACTTTATCTAAACCACAAAAAACTAAACCTATAGATAATAAGGAGGTTAAGAAAGTTGGAAAAACCAAAAGCAAAAAAAATGCCAAGTGAACATAGAATTACTGGCATGAAACCAGGTGAGGTACAACACATAAAAAACGATCACGGTGAATATTTGTTAGTACATCTTGTACACTATAAAGGTGATTATGGTTATGAATTTGTAGATTTAAATAAAACCGTAGCAGGTGTTATTGAATATTCTGAAAATCATAATACCATGATGCAAGATGCTGTTGATGATAAAACACGTGATTATAATAATGATAACCAGGAGTAATAATGGCTATTACGGGTACTAAAGTTGCTAATAGTGGCAACAATAATAATAACTATTTTATTAACAAATGTAAAGTTACTGAAGTAGTTCAACAAGATTCACAATACAATGATACAACGTTAAAAGTTACATTGGAAGATGAAAGAAATGGGTATAGTTATACTTGTTTTATAAATCAAAACTTTGAAAAAGATACAAATGGTATTGTAACTGATTTAAAGTTTCCAGATGATGTAAATACATTGTATTTAGCAGCTGGTAAAGACTTAAATGTATCAGATGTAGGTGAAATCAATGTAGATGTATTAAAAGATGCAGAAGTTGCATGTATAAGTTATGAATCTACAGGTAAATACAAAAGAGCAATCTGGAGTGTAATGTCGTCTTGGGATAAAACTGATGACTTGGAAGCTAAATTTAAAGCACAAGTAGCAAAAGGATATCCTAAAAACTACAAGAAAAGTACAGGTTCTGTTGGCGTACCAGAAGTACAAGAACAAACTAATCTTGATGACTTGCCATTCTAATGACTGCTAAAAAAATAGTTCTTTTATGGTTGTCAAACCAACTAAAGAACAGATCTAAAGTCTTCTATAGTTACGATTTTGAAAATCAAATAGGTAATTATGGAAGACTTGCTCATCAAAAAGTACATACGCCAAGTACTTACAGTAGAGCATTTAGAGCTATTCGTTCAAGTAATGATTTAGAACGAATGGGCTTAACGTTAACAGAAATAGAATCGAAAGGTAATGCAAAAGGATGGAAAATAGCAAAGCTATCGTAGAAATTGTAATAGGTGAAATCAAAAATAGAAATGTTGTTGATGACATGACAAATTACAATGTTCTTATAGAGAATAATGCATTTAAAAAAGAAATGTATCGTTCTTACTATCATTTTGACGATTCATTTCGTAAACATGTAGAAGAAACTGGTTCTGTAAAAGGATATCAGGGTGCTTGTTATATTGATTATATACATTTAGATATTGACAAAGGAGAAATAGATGATAAATCTTTTAATCCTTATGTTATGCAATGTTTATCTGAATTATTAGATAAAGGTGTTATGGCAGAAGATATCAATGTATGGTTTAGTGGCAGTGGATATCATATAAAAATTAAAAATGTATTTGGTTTACAACCAAGTAAAGAATTACATACAAAATTAAAATTAACATTAGAAAAACATTTTAGTTTTGGTGATTCTATATATGATAAAACACGTATTATTCGTAGTGAATGGTCTTTAAATACCAAAACAGGTTTATATAAAGTATTTGTTCCTATGAATTTGTTACAAGATTATACTTATAATCAAATTAAAAAGTTTGCAAGTAGTAAAACAGCATACAGTAGATGGTCTAAAAAGTATGACGGATTTTATGATAGTAAATTCGTAAAAAATGACATACAATTTGATCCATATTTACAATCAATGATAGTTGCTTCACCTACGTTAGCACCAGTTACAAATGGTAATAGTAGAAAAGGTGATGTTTCTAATGTTGTTTCTTGCATGCAACATGTTTACAACGAAGGACCAGTTAAAGGTTCTCGTAATATGAAGTTAATGCGTATGGCTAGTTCATACAAACGTTCTGGAGTGCCATATTTAGTAGCTTTAAATGGGTTATTAACATGGGCAAACGGAACATTACCAGATAATGAAGTAATAAGATCTGTAGGTAATACCTACGAAGGCAATTATGTTTATAGTTGCAAAGATCATATTATGGCAGAATATTGTGACCCAAAATGTGTATACTTTAAAAACAAAGATTTTGTTTTAGAAATTAATAGTATTGATATATTAGAACAAAATTTAAGAAACTACATTAATGACGATTTAACAGAACGTTCTATTGATGTAGGTAATATGTTTAGTATGCCATCATATAACTTTAAACCAGGGGAACTAGTCGTATTCTCTGGTGATACAGGTATGGGTAAATCAGCATTTGTTCAATATGTGGTAACAAAGGCAATGAAAAATGTATTGTATTTATCATTAGAAATGAAAGAAGAACTTACCTTCAGACGTTTCGGTCAAATGGCTATAGGTAAAACACAAGAATGGATCAATAATAAATATAAAACAGATCCAGAGTTTACGTTAAAAGATAAGTTAGAACATATACAACTTATGACTATAGCACCAAGAATAGATTCAATAAAGAAAATAGTTGCAGAATATCAACCGAATGTATTAGTAATAGATACAGCTGATGAAGTTCAAGTAGACTTCAACAGAGGTGAAATAGAAAAACAAAATATTGTTATTGATGGGTTAAAACAAATAGCTCAAAAGAATAATATTATAATTATTGCTGTTTCACACCTTAATAAAACAAGTGCTGCTAGTAATGTAGTAGCATTACATTCTTTAAAAGGTTCATCTAATCTAGTGCAAAAAGCGGATAAAGTATTAGTTATTAAAGGTGAAAGAACAGAAAAAGTAAGAACTATATCTTCTGAAAAATCAAGAGATGAAGATCGTTTTGAAATGACTGTATTCTTTAACACTGATAATTTTACATTCCGTAAACTAAACGAAAGTTAAATATGTTTAAATTAATAAATAACCGTGAACCTATGTTAGGACAAAGACAATTAGGATTTTATGTATGGATATTCAAATTGTTATTTACTTTACATAAGTTTGCAGGTACATCTATAAGTATTGTATTTGCAATTCACAAGTTTAGAGTATCTTTTATGATTGGTACTATAAATATGGAGGAATTGTTTGGAAAAACAAAACGTAAAGGCAAAACTTATGACGCATAAAAACAAGATACGTGGAAACAATCTTGAACGTGAATGTGTTAATGCAGCTAAAGATGCTGGGCTCTCTGCAAAGAGGGCCTATGCCTCTGACGGTAGAGCATTAGGCAAATCAGAACAAGTAGATTGTTTAGTAGAAAGATATACTATACAGGCTAAACGTAAAAAGAAAGTAGCACAATGGTTATATCCAGACTACCATAATGATGATGTAAATATAGTTGTTACACGTATGGATAGAAAAGAAGCATTAGCTATATTACCATATAGTGAATGGATTAGATTAATTAAAATTGAAAAGGAGTATCTTGATGGCAAAGATAAATCTAAGTGAAAAAGAAGGTGTTATGATAATTAAACTTGCAAGTAAAATTATTAGAGCATTAGAAGAAGATCTAAAAGAAGAAACACGTAATAAAACTTTACGCAAATCTGAAGATGTTGAAGAAGGTTTTGATGAAAGAGACTTTGATGATAAAAGCACTGATGGTTACGTAAATGCAAGTGGAGGCTATGAGTAATGGCAAAAGAAAAGGTAAGTAAAAACTTTTTAGATTTTTACAATCCAGCTGAACTAATGATTGTAAAGGCTGCCCTTTTAAATTATAGAAAGGCACCTTTTGTTGGTGAAACTGAAAAAAACATGATTGAAGAAATACTTAAAAGAATTAACCAAGATAATTAATATTATCCCCCCGATATTAACACGCTTTAAAAGGAGGCGGGTAGGTGAAAACCCTATTTATCCCTTATAATAAAGCAAATACACTTGGTTGGCACTGATGTATATAATATATTAACTAGGGGGGATAAGATTGGAGATAAAATGAAAGATGATGCTTGGGATATAAAAAAAGAAGGCAAATTAAATAAAGGCAATATTGTATTTACCAAAGAAATAAAAGAAATGGTAGATAGTATTAAAGATTGTGGTCCACAAGAAATAGAAGAAGATCCAGGTTTATTAGTATGCATTGTATGTAATACTGGTAGCAACCCTATGGGAGAAGCTTTTGAATGTGGAGATATCTTCGTAGGATATTGTCAAGGATGTGGAGATCACGGTGAATTTGTTTACGAAAGAGATTTATGACACGTACATTCCTATGTGTTGTTAGTAAAAGAGGTAGGTTGTATTAAATTACGACCTACCTTGCCCTTTGAAGAAAAAAAGATTACGAGAATGCACACACACGGCATTTAAATTTTTTTTTAAAGGTAACATAAGCAAAACAAAACAAGACTCGATTAAAGCATCAAATAGAGCCTGATTCTTCATCTTCATCAATTTTGTCTAAATCTGGGCGTTTTCCAAGCCTTGCAAACCTATGCACTGGTATTCCAAAGATCCACTCTGCCCACATTTCTGGTGTATCTGCAGTTCTTAGAACATCTCTACCTAATCTACCAAAAGGAAATGCTGTTGCAGCTGTATATTTCCAAAATGCTTCAAAGTCGTTGTTAATTAAACTTGTAGTAGGTCCTAATATAAATCTAGCTGCAGGTGGAGTTACAATAGATAAAGGAGATAATAACGGATGTCCATACTGATTGTAAAATGCTCTTTCTTTTTCTTCTTGCGAACCAAACATTAAGTGTGACGCATCAACAGCCCAACTCATTGGTGGTGATAATGCATATTCAAACATAGAAGCTAAAAATACAGTACCAAGAGCTGATACCATAAGGTCAGCACTTAATTGTCTTTCAAATCTTTTATTAGCATCAAAGTTTCCATATCCTTCTGTTAACATATAATCTGTAATAAGATTTGCTCTTCTTCTAATACTATTCCAACTATAAGGATGGAATCTTGTCATAATTCTACCAAATGCTGTATTAGCAAAATTAGGTCTATTTGTTGCGTGATATATAAACTGCGTAGCTTCAATACCTTTCTGTGCATATTCTAATAAAAATTGTTCAGATACTTCTACTTGCCCTCTAGAGTCTGTCATTAATGAACGTGCTTTTAAATAATGTGCTATAGCAGTTTTGATACGCAAATGTCTTTCTGTACTACTCATAGCCAAAGAACCTAAATCTAATAGTTTTTTATTAATACCAAACTTTTTGGCTGCTTCACTAACAGTTAATTGTTCTTGTATAATCTGATCACGTTTTGTTTGATTACGTGCATTAGTATTAGCATCTTTAGTATATACTGGTAATTTTTGAAAAGCTTCTGCTATTTTAGGACCAGCAACATTTACAAAACTTTGCCAATCTGTATCTGTAGCAGGTCTTAAATATGCTAATTCATTAATAATGTTAGATTCTAAAAAACCAAAACTTTCAAAATACGTATGTATATCTTTTTTGCTACGTATAGGTCTTGTAATACGTTGATTTGTTACAGGATCAACCTCTGATATTGTTTTATCTCTAAACACTTCTAATAATTTTTTCTCACTAAATGTATCTAAATAAAACTGAAAACCAACATCCGTTATAAGATTTGTAGTACCACCATATAAATTAGCTAAAGCTGATTTAGGGTGTGCAAGCAATGACATCATTTCAAACTTACCTTCTATGTCTGATATCCAATTAAGTTTATTAACCATAGCTTGATGTCTTGCAGAAGGATCATTTGGCAAATCTTTCATTATTTGTATTCTGCCATCTGTTAAATGTCCTAATAATTTATTAGCTTTTTGTTCTAATCTTAAAAATACATTACCAACAGTTTCTTCACTGTAAAATCCTCTAAACGATTTTCTAATACCAGTTATATCAATATTATCTCTGTTTATAGTTGTTTTACCATCAACACCTTTTTTAAATATAAAATCATTTCTATATTCCAATGTTCTTTCTCTAATCATACCATCGGTACTTTTACCACGATCAAACCTTACAACATCTCCATTAGTTTTTATAATAGTATTTTCTGCATAATCTATTTGAGATATATCATCTCTTTTAATTATTTTTCCTTTAGTATTTATGTATTGTCCAAATAATTGTTTTCTAATTTTGTATACTATTTTCTTTTTTGCTTTTTTAAATGATTCAGCTCTTATTTTTTCTGCTGCATTAATTTGTTTACGTGTAGGTTTAACTTTCTTTTTTGTTTTTGGGTCTATATATGTAAATTCTGGATCATTAATTTTTTTTATTGATTCTTTAAAGTTATATTCTAAATCTTTTAAACCAGAGTTTGCATACAATTCATTTTGCATAGAACGTATTTCAGATTCACTAGGTCTTGTATACATTCTAAAATCATTAAGCAATTTTTTATTAATAATATCGCCTTCTTTTGTTGCAAAATGCATGCTATAACCAGATTTTGCATATCTTTCTAACAATTTCATATCTTTTTCTGTGACACCATGTAGTTGCATACTTCTCGTACTAGGCATATTCATATACCCTTTTGTAATATCTACAATCTTATGCAACCATTGTCTACCTACGTCAGCATCTATTCTCTTATTACCAGGTAATACTTTATTTTTAAAATTAGATATATGTAATCTTGCAGTCAATGCTGCTTGTTGACTTGTAACTCCAATAGAACTTGTTTTAATATATCTTGTATATGCTTCTGATGTAATATCATACCCTTCTACAGGTATAGGAGCTCTTCTTCTTACAGTGCTAAACTTTCCTACACCAGGAGCATCTATGCCACCAGTTCTTGTAGATATGTTCATTAGTCTGTCAAAAGTAACTCCGTCATAAAAATCATTATTATATTGTTCTGGATTGTTAATTAATTTATTAACCATATTTCTATAAAGAGCATCAGCAGCATCTTTTTTGGTAATAAAGCCACGTTCGTAAGATCTGTACAAATCAGTACTTTGTACTTTTAATTGTCCTTCTGAAAGTCCAGTCGATGCTTTATATCTACCTATAACCTCTCCACGTTTAAAAGCTTCTATATCTATTTCTTCAAAAGTTCTATATGTTTCTTTGGTTTTTTTATTATAAAGCTCTCCATATAAACGCAATGTTTCTCGTGGTATATGGTCATTTTGTACAAACTCTAAATAAGCTTTAGTTTTGGGGTGATATAAGGGATGATATCTATCACTAAACCTAGACCCGTTTACTTCTTCAGTACCAATAAAACCGATAAAACTATTTTCTAATTTATTATTATTAGTTTCACGTATAAAATTTCTCATTTCATCTAACATAGTTCCTTTAACTTTGTCTGATTTAACTCTACGTAATTTTGCATAATCTAAGTCTATTGAACCATCTTTTTTTACAGTTCCATATTTTTCTAATGCAAGATCACGTATATCTAATTGAAACTCTATCCATGTTATATCTTCTGTATGAAAATGTCTACGTAAAGTATTCTTACCTTCAGCTAATCTTCTGTCGTTTAAATTATATGTTTCAATAAACATAACTCTATCAGGATTTATTACACCTTCTTTATCCAAAAACAATTCAGATAGTTTTCTATGTTTATATTCAGAACTATTAATATCAGTAACTAAATCTTCACCTTTTTTGATGTTGTAAAATCTGTTAAAGTTAAAAATTCCCCCGCCAAAATCTCCTTTTACAAAATTTTCTCCACCAATAATTTTTTCTAATTCAACCCAATTACTTTCATGCATAAGTGCAAAAGACTCAGTCATCTGTCTTGTATATACATCTTTTAATAAATCAACGTATTCTCTTGGGGTATAATCTTTTGATTTTTGTTCTCCAATACCTTTTACTCTAAATTTAAGGTCTGGATTCTTTTTTACAAAATCTTCTAATTTTTTTGTATATATTCTTACGTTCTTTTTTAAATTTTGTATAGATTGATCTGCTTCAAATTCTCTAGGTCCTCTTTGATCTGGACCTAATTGTCTTTCGTATGCAGCTAAACCTTCTAAAATGTCTTTAGCTTTTTTATAGTCAGATATATTTTCTGGTTCAATAAGTTTTAATTTTCCTTTAAAATCAGCTTCTATAGCTTCTTTTAATGTATTACCTCTAGTATTAGCAGATCCAATACTTTGACCAATACTTTCTACTGTTGTAGTAGGTATTCTAACACCAACATCTTTTAACAGTCCACCTTTTGTAACTTTAGCTGTGCCTATTTTATATGTTTTTTCTACCTTTTCAAACATTTTACTAATTTCAGAAGGAAACATTAAATCTGTATCAAATTCAGGTGGCATAATTTTTTCACCACTTTCTTTTTCCATTTCTTTTATTTCTTTTATATACTCTTTATGTATAGCTTTTCTAGCTCCCCATTCTTTCCAGCTTGTCATATATCTATTTTCTAATATGTTGCTAAAAACTCTTAAATGATTGTAATCTACCAAAGGAGCTTCTGTTTTAGGATCTATTTCTACTCCAGAAATAACGTTTAATTTTTCAAATGATTTTAAATAAATACTAGATAAATCTAATACGTGAGCAGTATTACCATGTAACACCATTTTTGTTAAAATATCTTCAAACCTGTCAAGTTCTTTAATTAACGCTTCTGGTGCCATTTTATATTTTTTTTCTATTTCTTTATCAAGTTTACCTAATTGGTTTTGTATTTCTTTTTTAAAATTCTTTGCTTTACCCAAAGCTTCCCAATCTGTTAACTGAGAAGCAAACCTACCATTACTTAATGCTACTATTTTATTATCAGCTACAACCCCTGGACCGTCTACATCTTTAATTTTTTGTGCTCCTGGCAAATTAACCATATCATATAATTTACTTTCCATTCTAGTAGGAGTAGGTTCTTGAACAGCTTCAAGCATATCAAATTCATATTTATATATATCTCGTTTTACTTCTTTAGATATAGCAGCATTACGTGCCATATTATTTATACCTTCAGGTTGAAAACGTAATAATTCATATTCTAAGTTACCTAATTTTGCTTTTAACCTATCATACTTTTGCCTGTCTGTAAAACTCCATTTGTCCATATCTATAGTATTTTTTCTTTTACCTTTAGACTTATTACCATTAATATATCTCATAATATTTCTAATTTCATTTCTAGTTACTATAATTCTTTTTTGTAATTTTTGTAAATTTGCACCTATTTCTTTTGGCATAGCATTAAAATTTAAATGTAACGCAGGGTTTGCTTCATGCCAGTACTCAAACAATCTAACTACTTCTTTATTAATTCTTGCCTTAGCACTATCTGGTATTTCTGTTCCTAGATTTTTATCTGCATAATAATTCATAAGATCTTTTTGTAATCGTTCTTTACTCATCATTACCAATTCAGGATAACTCATTCTATCAGGCATATTTTTAGAACCAAATGCAAATCTTCTTAGCTTAGCATCAGATGCTCCACTATACATAAACTTTTGATATTGTGCAGTATGTATTAATTCTTTAACAAAACTATCTAATTGTCCACGTGACATACCAGTATACTCTCTTAACACCGCATGTATACTTTTATCTCCCAAGTCTTTATGTGTTTTGTCAAAAAAATCATATGTTTTTTCCAGAGCTTTTAATACACGAATAGGATTCATTTTGTTATATAAAAAGTGCGGATTGTTTAATATAGCTTTTTTTTCTTGTTTAGTTAACAACGAATCATTAAATATAATATTATCATATACAGCTTTATTGTCTATACCAAATGCTTTAGCATACGGATCTTTTTCTAAAATATTATTAACCTCTCTCATAACGCCGTATATATTATTCTTTTTCATACCAACCAAAGGATCTACTTTTAAAGTTAAATCCTTAATATTTTCAGCTAATAAACTGGATATAGTACGATCATTTCCTTGTCTAGCTAACATCTTATCTGCTTCTTTTCCGTAATCAGCAATATCACCTTTCATCAATCCTTTAATAAACTTATTATAAAACTTTACTTCTCTTTTACGAGTGTTAATATTGTATGTGTCGTAAAGATATTCTTGTGCTTTTTGTACATACTTAAATGCACTGTCTATACTTGTTACTTCAGATGCGTCAACAAATCTATTACCAATCCCAGCGTTTAATCTTGCAATAGTTTGCCATATTTCTAATTTTTCTGCTTGAGTTAAATCTGTTCTACGTTGTAAATCTAAATCTGCAATTTGTTTTATAGCTGTGAATCCATTATCTATAATACCTAAAGAATCTTTACCATAAGTAGATGCTTCTGCTGCTTTTAATTTATTACCAAGATGAATTATACCGTAAGGTGTCTTATCTGGCTTTGATACATCTATACCTAAAGTTTCAGAAATAAATTCATCATCTTTTAATTTGTGGTCTTCTTTTCTTGTGCTATCTTTAGAAAATTCAAATTGCACATGGTCTTGTTTGTATCCCTCTTTAATATCTCTAGGCATACCCCAAGATAAATGAGCACTATCAATATCCTTATCAGCACCACCCAACATCATATCATTTCTACTATTGGTAATAATAGCAAACCCTTTGTCTGCTTTACCACCAGCAAATCCTACAAACTTTAACGCTCTCATATTACCAGCAGTCATAATAGGAGAACGATTAATAATAGCATATTGAGAATCTAACCATTTTTGTTTTTGTTCTGGTGTCATTTCTCTAATAAATTTTTTACGTTTATTATTATTTAAAACGTCTCTCATTTGTTGCCACCATTTACCTAATGAAATTTCATTACCAGATATAGGGTGTCTTACTTTCATTCTTTTAGCACCAGGCCATAACATAAACTCGTTATCAGCTAAACCTTTTTCGGCAGAACTGTATTGTTGTTTCTTAAGACTATATTTCCAATCATATGGTGCTAATACAGAAGAATAACTATACTGCACTTGCGGTCTAACAATTCTAGAAATAATATAATTTCTTAATGTTGTTTCTACAAATTTAGAATTACCACGTTCCATTAGTGATGTTAACGCATAATCTGCGTCTGCTATATGTTGTCCTACATGTCTTTCGTTTAACTGTTCTTGTATTGCTTTTTCTGGATCAAGAGTCATATTATGTTTATTTTCATAATATAAATGCTTTATTATACTTTTAAATGCAGGATGTTTTGTTCTATGGGACACTACATCATTTATTAAATTTACACTAATTTCATCTATGTTTAAATTATCCCACGATTTATTCTTTTTTAATGCTGTTTCTGCTGCTTTATTTACAGACTCTACACCATCTACATTTTCACTTAATAATTTTTCCCAAGAATCATAAAATTTTCTACCTACATCAGTACTTTTGTCAAACTGTACACCATTAGCATTTAAAAACATTTGTTGCATCATGTTTAATTTACCAGTAACATTTATTTTTTCTCTAATATCTATACTCCAAGTAAAATCTTTTGTTTGCAAATCTGTAGTTTCAGGTTTGTCGGGATAGATATTTTGTTCTGCTGTAGATTTAGTAGCATCATAATTTTTAGGATTTAATTTATTAACAGGTCGATTATAAAAATGTTTAGCAGATGTTGTATACATAATAAAGTTTAACCCATGTTTTTTCATATAAGCCATATCAGCTTTATCTGCTCTTGCGTAAGCATATTTACCTATCACAAGGCTTTCACCGTTTCTAGGGGGTGCATATAAGCTTCCTTTGGCCATTCCTGTGCCTTGATCTCCGCCCATATATTCTACATGTTTATCAAATACTTTATCTGATAATATAATGGTACCATCTGTTTCTGATTCATTTATTTTTCCAAGGTTCAAATCTTCTAAAATAATACCTTTCATAGTTTCATCTTTTAATTTAAGTTTTTTACCTTCTAAAAAAGTAATATCTGACGTATCCATTAATTTTAAATACTTTTGCGACTTAGCTTCGTTTCCATATCCACCTACTTCTTTTTCAGCTCTAAAATATCTTGGTATTTTTTTTGCTATAGCTGGTAAATTGTTAACATGTAATTCTTGTTGTCTATTTATTAAACCAAGTTCACGCATTCTATATATCATAGTAGCAACTGTATTAGCTGTAGTTTCTTTATTTAAATTTTTTATATAACCTTCTTGATTTGCATACCACTCTTTACCTTCTTTTGTGCTTAATATTTCTTTGTAAATAGCGTCATGTAAATTTTTAATAACCTTAGCATTCCAATGATATGGACTTGCTTTTTTACCTTTAGCAGGAGGAGGTGCCCAAGGATATGTTCTAACATCTAATCTCCCAGTGTCTGCTACACCGCCGTATATAAACTTTCCTCTTTCATTTAATTGTTCTTTTTCAAACTTTATCCATTGTTTAGTTTTTACATAAGGAGTTACTTTCAAGTCTCCTGAATTTTTATCTACATATACTTGTTTAGACAAAGGTGATACCCAAATAGGTTTACCTGTTCCAGAATCATAAACTTGCATATAACTTATCGTTTCTAATTTCATATTTCTAAAACCTGCAAAATCGTCTCTAATACCAGACGTTAATTTGCTTATATTGTTTCCTTGAGGATCGTCTTTAGGCGTAGGTTGAGGTTTGCCTACTTCTCTTTGCTGAGGTTTTCCTGTTGTAAAATCAACCATGTAGTCATTTTGCACTTCTCTTAAAAAATCAAATCTTAATGCTATTCTTCTAGTTTCATTTAAAGCATTATTATCCCATTGTGTATTTTTATATTTTTTCTTTATTTGTTCTACAAATTTATCAACATCTACAACACGTCTTTCTGTTCTAGGGTCTATCGTATGAGATTTTTTATCATTTTTTAATTTATTATATATAGATACTGTATCTCCTATAAATTGTTGTTCACTTATTTTTTCTCCGTATGCAGCTTGTACACGTTTAAATACCTCTGTTAAACTATGAGCAGGGAAATCTACTGTATTACCAGCTTTTTGTTGAGTTACCCAATTATTAGCTTGTGTTAACCATGTCATATCTACTAACTCATTAGGTTTATATGGCTCTACATCTATATTTATATTGTAGTTAGGGTCTCTTAAATTGTCTCTAAATTGCACTAATTCTGACAATAAGTCTAATGCACCTTCCTTAGAAGATTTTCCTTTTAATACAGCGTTTATTTCTTCTTGTCTTATTTTTCCTGTTTTTTCTAACTCTTGTACTGCTCTCAAAATTCTTTGTTGTACTAAATCACTTATATGTTCTCTACTTGTTAATTGTTGTTGACGTATAGCATCAAAATGATTTTCCCAATATCTTTGATAATCTTTGCTTTCTCTTACAAACCAATCTTGTCTTCTTAGTAAAGACAGTTGTTCTTCTTTAGAATTTAATCTATTAAATAAATTTGCATTTATATTTATATCTTTAGTTGCTTTTGCTTCCCAAGTAGGTCTAGCATTAACACTAAAAAATACACCCATTAACGTTTCGTATATCTGTTCTTCTACAGGTAAATCATTTATTTTTGCTGTTATACCACCATACCCAGCACCAGCAGTACCTCTTACTATGGTATTAACAAATTGTTCTGCTTCTTGAGTATTTTTAGTAGATAACGTTTTAGCTGTATTTCTTATAATTTTTTCTCCAGCTTTTACCATAGCAGGATTAGTAGATGTCATTAGTTTAGATATGTTTGCATATTGTCCAATACTACCAAAGATTGCACCTGCTAATGATCCGTGCATACCAGCAAATGCCATAGCTTTTACACCTTCAGCAGATAAACCACCTTCGTTTCTTGCTGCTAATGGATGATTAGAAAATGCCATTAACAAACCTACGTGTCCAGCTTCATGGAGTATTCTACCTACAGCCTCATTACTAAATTGCCCACGCAATATTCCTTTTGTAATAAAATCTAAAGCACCAGCTTTATTGTCTCCCATAAAACTCAATGCGTTAGTTTGTACTATATCTGCTATTTTACCTGGAATAGATTTTAGTTCATATATGTTTCTATTTGTTCTAGGATCTATAGATACTGGTTGCATACTTCTTAAATTAAAATCTACCTTACCATCTTTTGTAGTAAATCTTAATTTATCAGCTACTTTACCTAAAAACTTCTGTGCTCTTACATTGCTTTTTGAATATACTTCAGATTTTTCTTCTAATTTTTTACCAAATCTAACAAGACTTTTATTTTTTTCTGCAGCTCCACGTCTTATCAATGCATTACCTACAGTTCTTGCAGCACCAGTAATCATACGGCCACCTCCCAACACAACACCAGGAGCCAATCCTATTAAATGACCTACATTATTTACTATCTTTTCCATCGGAGTATCTGGTTTATCTGCAAATCCAAAAGTTGTAAAACCTTCTAATAATCCAGAAATAGCCTGTTTAATTACTCCGTCAGTATTAGCTGTAGATATAGGAATATTAGCTTCATTTAGTTTAGTTTCTACAAAATTTAAACTAGTTTCGTCTAATATTTCTCCTTGCAAATCATAGTAGTTTTTAAGCTGTTTTAGATACAAACTTTCCGTAATTTGCCCTTTTTCTAAACTGTTGTTTAGACTTCTAATGTAGGTATTTAACATTAATTATTTTCCTAACATATCTAACATGTTAGTAAAGCCGTCCATTTCAGTATTGTAGTATGTAGTTTGATCGCTAAATCCTTGAAACGCAGAATTTTCTGATAGTTTTTCTGCTGTACCTAGACCTTCCATAATTAAATCTTTATACTGTTGAACTAAAGCAGATTCAGGATTTGCTTTATATTCTTTTAACATAGCTGGTAATTGAGCTTTTAACATATTAGATTGTAATTGAAACTCACTTTGAGATTGTTTAGTTCTTTTTTCATCACCTTCCATAAATCTAGAATATGTACCTCTACCAGGAATTAATCCTGCTAACGATCCAAAAAATCCTTCACCACGATTTTCTTCTGGATTAGAAATAGTACTACCATAATCAAAGCTAATAGATGCTACACCAGCTTGTGCTGCATATTTAGCCGCTTCTAATTCTTGTTTAGTTGCATGATGCAGTTGTTCCATTGCTTGTTCACCTTTCATTTGACCAAGTTTCATAGAAGTTACAGCATTTAAAGCGGCTATTTCATAGTCAGCTAAATTTTCCATATTTAATAACTCTTTATCAAATCCAGCTTTTTGTCCCATAAGATAACCTTCTGTGTCTTTTTGCACCTCTCCTCTTTTATCTAACAAGCTTTTTTCAGCTTCTGTGTCAATTCTTGTTTTTTCTTCATAAGTAGGTTCTTTAACTTGTTGCATTAAATTCGCTAAACTGTTATTAGCTCTACTTAATGAATCTAAAAATGCTTCTGTATATGATGCCATTAGTATATTCCTCCTAAATTAGTATTTTGTCCTCTCATAAAAGATGCTCCCATACTAGGTATAGTATATCCTCTTTGTGCTGATTGTGCTTCTATATTTAACAATCCAACTTGTACATCTCTTAATTCTCTTGTCTGTGCTTCACGTAATTGTGTAAAGTCTCTTTGCATATTCACAAATTGATCTCTTTGTTGCAATAACATAGATTCGTCTAATAAAGATTTTTGTCTTTCTGCAGAACCACTATAAGCTAAGTTGGTACTACCAATCATTGCTTCGGCTCCTTCTCTTTCTACTCCATATGCTTGCAAACCAGACATTTGTTGAACACCAAATTGTTCTCTCATAAATCCTGCTTCTTGCCTATAACGTTGTCTAATATCGGGGACTGCTTGCAATAAAGATTTTTGCGTTCTTAAAGCTATTTTTTTTTCTCTTGCTCTTCTATCTCTTTCTTCACGTCTTCTTCTTCGTGCTCCCAATCCTCCTAAGATTGCACCGCCAACTGCCATTGCTACTTGCCAACCCATTATGCTTTCTCCTTTTTAGAATGTTTATTTAAATTTGGAAAATCTATTTCAGGACTTACAGAACGCAACCAAAAGACTCCTTCAAATCTTGGGCCAACTTCTTTAGAAGCTGTACGTTTTGCGTCTGTTAACGGATCTAAGGTAGCTTTAGCAGAACGCAAACCAGCAGCGCCTTGTTCTCCTTCGTATATATCATCTTTAAAAGGAATATCTTCACCTTCAAATCTTCTAACGTCGTTGAACTGTTCAGGTGTTAATTGCCTTAAAACTCCGCTTTCATCTTCGTACACACCTTGTTCAAACTGAAAATCCATATACTCATTATCACTCATTCCCATTTCTTCTTGTGATGGAAATTGTACATCTTCATTTTGCTTTCTTTTTTTGTTTGCTTTTTGTAACTGCTCAGCTGTTGCCATTTTGAATCTCCTTTAATAATTCTATTGCTTTTATAAAATCTTTTACTCTTACTGGTGTTTGCTCTATCCAACTAGAAGGTTCTTTATCTGGTGGATTTTTATATAATACTTCTTGTATTGCATCGTCATATTCTCTATGACATAACAGTTTCCAAGTTTTAGGAAACTTTCTAGACCAACTTGCACCTAATTGATAATTAACAGATACTAATGCAATTATAATATCATCATTATCTGTACACAATATACTTGCTTGTTTTTTTGCAGCAGTTAATGCAGTATCTATATCATCTTTAAACCATTCATTAATAACATCCTTTGGTACTAAAGATTTAACAGGATATTTTTCTTGTTCTTCTTTAGTTAATAGATGTCCAATACCACAAGTAGGTTTACCTAGCGTATCTAGATAAACACTTTGTTTATAACCTTCACGCTCTTTCAAATGTTCTAATAGTTTGTCCATAAATGGATCTTTCTTTTTAAAAAATCCTAACATTAACCAGCTCCTCCGCCGCCTTTGTTTTTACGTCTATTTCTCCAATTAAAAAATCCGCTAACAAGTCTTCCTCCAAATCCTGGGCCATATGCAAATGTTTCATCAGATTTAATTGTATTATCTCCTGCTGCACCTGCCTCAGAACCTAAATTCTGTACATCTGTATAATTACCTATATTAACATTTGTTCCATTTTCTTTGTCATCAACTACTACTTTTTCTCCTGTTCCTGAATTTTCTATAACAGTAGTGCTGTTAGTTCCTTCCAAATACATAGACACTAAAGTGCTTTTACTTAAAGAACTACCAGCTTCTTCCATTTTTGATGCATAACTTCTAGCATCTCCTAATTTTTTTAATGCTTCAGGTTTCCCAGTGCTTCTCCAACTTTGCCTTGCCTCTTTTCTGCTCATACCGCCTTCAACTTGTTTGTCTATATACCCTCTTCTAGTATCTTTTCTATATTTAAATCCTTGTGCTGCAGATTTTATATTTGCACCTATATTGTATGCACTTAAACCCATTTGTGCACCTTCTGACAAAGTAGTAAAAGTATCTAAAGCTTTTATTGTTTTGCTATCATCAATTTTTTGTTGCATTTTTCTTTCTTCTTCTGACACAGATGCATCGTGTTGTGCCAAAGCTACATCCATTAAACTTGCCATTATGCTTTCTCCAATTCAGTTTTAAACCATTCTTGTTCTAATTTGTAATATATATACACAGTATCTCCCTCTCTTACTAATCTTCTATCTCCTGTAACTCCATCTCTATTTGCAGGTTTAGATGTAATTTGTATTTGTGTATTTGCTTTTTGTTCTAAATCATTTGTTTTAGTTCTAGTGCTAACAAGAACACCTCCAGCACCAGTATTTGATGCATAAGATTCACTATACAAATTTTCTGTATATTTCTTTTTATTGCCTTGTAATGCTTTTGCCATTATTTAATTGTTTTTACTCTGTGAACTATTTGCATATCATTTATTTCAAAATCTTGTTGATCTGTAGCACCAGATAATTCTAATCCAAATGTTTTTACTTTTTTAAAAGCAGAAGTTATACCCCTAACTTTAAATTTAGCAACTCTATTCGTAGTGTCATTATTTCCTGCTAATGTTCCTAACGTAACACTACTAAATGCAGAACCATCATTGCTTGCTGCTACATCCGTAAATCCTTTTACAGTTATATCTTCACCGTTTTTATAGTTAATATATACTGTAGTAATAGTTTTATCTCTACTAGGATCTCCAAAATCAAATGCTGCAGTTTTTAAAAGAACAGAAGCATTGTTTGTATCTCTTAAAGAAGGTTCTGGATTCCAATATTTTAACTCAATATCATTACTATCTTTTTCAAACCACACTAATTTTCCATCATTAACGTTAACAAAGTTAGATATATCTACAGTATTTAGTTTTAACGCACTATATGCCCATCCTAACGTCTTTAAATCAATTTCTAATACACCACCACTAGGATTATTATTTAAGCCCCCTATCGCTGGATTTGCTATAATTAATGTTTGTTTGTCTGGTATATAACCTATTACTCCATCATTGCTATAATATTGAGTGTTCCAATCTTTAAATCTTTTTTGACCAGTAGGGCCTATTAATAAATCCCTTAATTGTTCTCCGTCATATAAAAATACACCATACTTATTAAACCAAGCTACAAATCCTTCCGCTTGTACAACATGGTAATCTTTTTCACATCCTTTATACTTTAATGTAGCCTCTAATAACTCTTGGTCTCTACTACAATTAATAATAAATAAACTATTTTTCTTAAATTCTAACAATTTGCTACCTACTGATGCTAATTTAACAATATCATCACCATCATTTATTTCTACATCTAATCGTTTATCTCTATCAAACGTATCAAATTTATTTACTTCTGATTTTAATACTGTATCATTAGCAGTTTGTAATTTATTATTTACATCATAATATCTAATATTACCTACATAAGCTCTTCTATTTAATATAACAGAAGTTTTAAACCAAGTACCAGCTCTTCCAAGAGGATTATACCCTCTTTCTACGTAGGGTTCTAAAATAGATAATTCTTGTATGTTTGTTGATCCTCTTATAGATTGCATATTTGTAGCACTAAATGAAGCTCCTGTTGCATACATTTTTTCATTATCAGAACTAATTGCACCAGAATTATTATGTGTTGTTTGTCCCAACTTTACATATACGTCAGTACCTGGTTGTCTAATACCTTTTTCAAAGTCTATTTCCATAAATAAATATTTAATACCTACAATATCATCGTCGTCTAATGCCCAGTAAACTTTAAATCCTGTTTGTCTTTTCTTGTTTGGTACTCTTCCAATAACAGACCAATATAAAGTTCTTTTTCTATCTGCTGTTAAAGTAGGAGGTTGTTTAATATATCCTACGTGTGTAGCATTTGATTCTTGGTCATCGTAAATATTTGTAACCCATATACTATATTGTTTATTTAAAGAATTTGCAAAAACATTAATATCAGCATTAGCTTGATCTCCAGTGTTTTGATCAGCTGGATCAAACCACATATATAAACCTAAAGGACCGTATCCACTTGACCATCCTGTATAAGAAGCGTTAAATGCTGAAGCTACTGTATCTAATTTATTAGTACCAGAAGGAGTTATTGAGTTTGCTGCTACGGTCCAAGAAGCAGCATTTCTATTAAACAATAATTCTGTTTGACTATTAGGTGTTCCTAAAAAATCTGTATTACCTACTTCATAAGCTTGTAATTGATTTACTTGATATCCATAACCATCTGGAGCAGAATGAGTTCCACTTTTTAATGGAGTTGGATATGCATTATCTACATTAAAACCATTAACAGTCTTTATTAAATGAACATCAACATTGTCATTACCATAATGGTATACACGATTAATATAACCATACCATTTATTTTGATTGTTTGTATTAGCTTGATTATTTGCAGATACACGAACCTGTCCATCTACAGCATAATAATCTACAGTAGTTCCTGTTGTTCCGTAATCTATTTCAGAACCAGATTCATATGCACCATCTGTTTTATCAAATACTTTTACTTTATGATTTGTAACGTCGTTAATTAATAAAAGTTCCGTATTAGATAAAGCTCCATCATTTGGATCTCTATCACTATTAAAGTGAAACAATCCATTACCGTAATTTAGTGTAGTTGTAAACTTTTCTTCATCAGCAGAGCTAGCATGAGGTAAGTCTGTAACAGAACCAGATATTTTTAATTTACCTGGCGTTTCCATACTTAACCCTTTTAACTCTTGAAATTCTGAAGTATCTAAGTCTCTAGGATTTGTATTGTTATTTAATCCTCCACTAAAATTTCTTAAGTCTAATACTTCTTTGGGCACGATTCTTCATTCCTTTCATCTTTAAAGATGCACTTTTAGCTTTTGCATTATGCAGTCTTCTATCATTTGTAGAGTTCCAAGGATTGCCTTTTAAGCTGTTAGTTGTCTTCATTGCCATCTATTATATCTCCCCACAAACTTGTTTTACCGTCTATAATTTCTACTACTTCTACTTTAAACTTACCATTAGTAAACCAATCAACTACTGCAAATGCATGCACCCAGTTGTGCAATCTACCTTTTAACCATCTATTGTTTTCATGAGACATATCTTTCAAACAACCCAAAGACCACGCTCCTATTGTTCCACCTAATTTTGTAAGTGTGTGTCTTTGAAGGTCGTGTGTATGTCCATAAATTACATTTTCTCCATAAGCTTCAAGATGTTTTTTTGCATGATACGTAGTTGCATAGGCACCATGAAAGAAAGTGAGCTTACCAATTTGTATAGGTAAATTATATTCACTGTACTTATATCCCCTTTCTTTTATTTTGCACGCTTCAACAAAACTGTAATTATGCATATAGGGATACTTAGTAACAAAATTATCCAACCACAAATCGTGGTTACCTTGGAGTAAATACTTTTTTTTACATCCAACTTCTTCCAATACCTTATCCCAAACATCTAATCCTTCATTTACTAATCTTATGTCTTCATCTATTAAAGGAGTTTGGTATTCTAATGGTGGTAATTTTTTATCTTTATACCTCCATGCAGATACTGACTCCCATTCTCCTACATCCCCTAGATTAACAAAGATGTCAGGTTTAATCTTTTTAATTGCTTTAACAACACAATTAACTGCAGCTTTATCTTCTAACGGATAATGCTGATCTGGTATAATAATACCACGATTCTTGAGTTTCATGTACTCTCCTTAAGCTGATCTTTTAACTTTTTCTAGACTACGCATTCCCCCGAGACCGAGCATCCCAAGTAAAACTGTAGTTAATGTAGTCATATCAAACACTGGTAACTCTATTGCGTGTCCAAATGAATACAAGATAAAAGTTAAAAGAGGTTGTAATATATAGTGATACCCGAGTGCAGTGGCACAAATCCAGCCCGTAAAGGGCCTCCAGCCACTGACAAACCTCGATGTATGACCAGCTTCAACTTTGTTCACTTCTAATTGAGCTTTGTTGATTTCTGCAATCATCATAGCTTTCTCTTCTTTGTCCAAAGTAAATCTATCAACATTGTCTGCGACCTTGTCGATGATTTTACCAACTAAGTCTAACTTAGGCATCTTTTGCACATTCCTCGTCACATGCTTTTAAACCTTTCATGTAACCTTGATGTTCAACTATTAGTTGTTTAAGTTCAGTAAGCCTGCCATTCATTTCTTGAATTGAATTGACAAGTTCATTATGCTGTTCAACCATGCCTTGCATGTCTTGTTCAGCTTTTTCCATTAAACTTAGTTCTATTGCTTTTTCTTTAGCCATTACTTCTCCTACTTTTTCTTTTTATTTTTACGTTGTGCTCTATTAGCTTGTATCTTACGTTTCATATTGCCTAGTTTAGATCCTCTTCCAACTTTACTTGTATAAGTAGCACCTTTTCTAGTTGTTTTTTTAACTCCAGTGGTGTATTTACGACCATCCCAAGTCATTGTTTTTTGACCTTTTTTACGAGCTGCTCTTAATTTAGCATTAAAGTCCTTGCCTTTAGCAGATCCTTTTGCATATTTAGGGTAATTACCGCCTTTAGTTTTAGTAACTCCTCTAACTGTTTTACGATCTACTTTGCCTTTGTATTTAGATACAATAGCTTTACCTCTATTCAAAAGAGATTTAGCTTTTTTCTTAACTTTAGCTCCCGCTTTTTTCAACCTACTACCATCTAGTTTGATTTTCTTAGTTGGTCTTCCTTTTTTATTACCGTATGTGCCTTTACCTTGTGGCATCTTATCCTCCTTGGCCTACTGACCTTTTCTTGTAGTACTTTTTACTGTTTTTAGTACCGTACTTTGTTAAATTAGACATGCCTTGTCTAGTTTTTTTCTTGGTTTTCTTAAAAACCTCTTGACTTTTAAATATCTTTGCCATTAACGTTAATATAGTTAAACATATATATATTTACAAGTTATTTAATTACCTTCTTAATTTTATCAAATACTTCTTGTTCATCAAATTTCATTGATATACCAGGTTCATATCTCATTATTTCTTTTCCGTTTTCTAATATAAGTATAGTTGGTACTACTTTAATATTCCATTCTTTTTGTATTACCGCACCTATATTTTTATTAGTTAAATCTATTTCAGCAACATAACAAAGTTTTGATAACTTTTCTATATTAGCTCTATTCTTATAATTCCAAGCTGCATTTACTTGCACTACTGCACAATTCTGTACATTCAAAAGTTGCACATCTTGGAAGCTGTCTAAATTAACTGACTGAGCATGCAATGGCGATACCCATAGCAAAAGTCCAGCTAACCATGACATACCATAGTAATAGTTCATCTCTGTACCTCATTATTTGTTATTCATGTCTATAAGAGTTTCAGTGATAGCTCTAGTATCTTCTTTAATGTCATCTACTTTTTCTTCAAGCTTATCTACTTTACCCTCTGTGTTTAATATAGAATCACGAATCATCTGATCTTTTAAATCATACTCCATACGTGAAACCTCAGGTTCTGGTAGTTCTTTAGCAAGTTCTATTTCTGCTTGCAAGGAATACCACATACCAATAATCATACCTACAGTAACTAAAATACTAATTCCAGTTTCTAGAGATAATGTAAATTTAGTGTCTTTGCCTACTTCCATTTTATTCCCCTACGTTTTTATTTTTTATATACCTTTTCTGATGCAGAAATACCAAAAGAGCCTAAAGTCACCCAAACAAATGAATTATAAATATAATCATTTATCATAAGTTCTATTCCTATAATACCCATTGCTAAATCTACAATACCAAATACGCACATAAGTGCAAATGAAAGAAATCCTATAATATTCTTTTCATTGTAATCGTTATCATCTTTAAATAAATCCCACATTTTTATTCCTATATATCATCACTATCTACTACCAATGAAGGTGCGTAGTATGTGTTCCCATTACCTAATAAATACCATTTTATTCTAGCTTCATCTGGTATTTCTAATGTCACCGTATCGTAACTAATTCTTTCTTGTCTATCAAATTGTTCTATTTCATGAACTTTTTTAATAGCTTTTACATCTCCATCATATTGACTTTGATCTTGCAAGAAGTTATTATACCAAGTAAGTATAGTTCCTTCTTTACAATGCTGCATTATTCTAGTAGGAAAATATCTTTTATTTAACATATCTCCAAACCCGTCATAAAATACACCATCATACTTTCTATCAGTAGGTATATCATCATACCAATCCCCCTTGACTGGTATTACATTAGGCTTATCTTGTGCCCACTCTACCAATGCATCGTATATATTATCATTGATTTCAATAATTGTATGTGATTCAATATCTTTTTCTTGTATTAAACCAGCACTAATTCCCATACCAAAACCAAATTCTAATATATGTCCACCATTAGCACATACTATATCAGCATGTAATTGCATTATAGGTGTTTCCCAAGTAGACATTACATCCCACCCAGTAGCTTCGTCTATTATACAATTTTCTTTAATTGTATAATTTGCTGTATGTGCATAACCTTTCATCGACCAGGACCTCCACCAGCAACGTGTTCTCCACCTATAAGCTCAGACATTTTATACGGTGCTTGTTCTATAGCCGCTGTTTGAGATGCTGTAATATCTGCTTGAGTAGATTGAAAATCACTGTTAGTACCACCAATCTTATCAAATGTATCTCCAGGGCCACCATCTGTTGCGAAAGTCATACCTTCTCCACCAGTAGATAGTCCTTTTAAACTAATATCTGCTGTTTCCTGAACAACAGTAGCTTCACCTACTGCCGAGCCATGACTAAACAATCCTACATTAGTACTTCCTACTGTAACGCCCATTATTAGCCTTTAATTTTTTTATATTCTACTAAATCAGCATCCAATTCTGCTATTTTTGCTTCAAGACTTGCTTTCTCAGCTTCTGCATCAGAAATAGCTACATCTACACCTTTAGTTTCTTCCCAATCCAAAACAGTAACATCATTACCATTTGCATTTTTCATTACTTTAGTATGTTGAATTTTAACCATTTTTGTTGCTTCTGCTGCAGCGTCTACCGCATTTATTACTTTAGCCATTTAACTTCTCCTTGAGTTCGTTTATTTGTTGTTGTTGTTCTTGTACTGCTTTAATTAATACAGCAGTCAATTTTTCATAATCCAAAGTTTTTATATTTTCATCAAAATGTTTTTTATCTTTTACAATTTCAGGAATTACTTCTTCTACTTCTTGAGCTATAAATCCTATATCGTGTCTATCGTCTTTTTTCCAGTCATATTCTTTTGGATTTAGTTTCATAACGGTTTCTAAACCATAATTAATTTCTTTAATATTAGTTTTTAATTTTTTGTCTGATGGTGTTGTAGAAAACGCAATTACATCTTGGTCAAAATGACAATCTCCACCAGACTCTAATCTAATTCTTTCTGTTCCGCTTATACCTCCAGTATAAAATTGCATAGGGTCACTACCCCCTGCATAAAATTGTAATTCGTGTGAAGCTGCTCCTATTTTTAGCCCACCACTACCATTGTCAAATATTCTTTGGTCATTAGCAAATTGTATTTTTACTGGTTGTGTAATAAGTAATGTACCATCTGCTAGATACATTTGTTCTTCTCCAGCAGTACTAAATCCTATTTGATTAGCTGCTTTACGATACATACCAGTATCAGTATCATTGTAAAAACTTAATGTAGGAGCACCTGCAGAACCATTACCTACTTGCGATGCACCCATTGTATAAGAAGTACCACTACCGCCTATTTGAAATAACAACTCTCCACCAGTTAATGAAGTAGCGTGTCTTCTAATATCAAATGTTTCAGCACCATCATTGTTATTACTATCTAAATTAATAGTAACGTCATCATAACTACTAATAATTATATTGTCAGAATCACTTCTTATAGAATGTTCATTTGCAGTTCCATAACTATCTCTATCCCAAGTAAATTGTACCCCACCTACTCTTTGTATGTATGCACCTTGAGAACTACCATCGCTTCTTAACTCTAAATCTCCATCAGCTTGTATAGTTAGCATACGAGTTCCGCCATTTGTAAAATCTATTGTATCAGCAGCACCACGATACATACCAGTATTTCTACTTGCTAAGAAACTATAAGAAGGAGAACCAACTGCGCCACTTTGTACTAATGTTTGATTTCCGTCATCATAATAATTAGTTTGCATATTAACAACTTCAGTACCTGGTAATGATGTAACTTCTGATTGGTCGTGATTCCAAGTAACATTAAATTTACCTTCACTAGGATAGTGCACTTCAGTAGCTACGTTATAAAAATTATTAACCCAACCTTGATTCAAATCATAATATAATTCATAAGTACAAGTACCATTATCTATTTCTCCATCTCCACCAGTTCTTTGTACAAATATATTGCTAATCCAATGTGCACCTTTAGACATCATATATCCACCGTGTGCTATTTGCGCACTATCTAAAGCAGCATTAAACCATACAGACCAATCAATACTATTACCATGGTTATTATCTCCATTTAATATAGTACCACTTAAGTTTAATCCATTATAATTAGTTGGACTATTATCTACTACAACTGTACAAAATTTAATATAAAATGTAGCTGCATTACTTGAATTTGTATGTCCATTACTTCTAACTGTAATGTGATCTACTCCAGTCCAACCATTGTAATTAACTCTACCATCACTAGAAACTCTAAACTTTTCTCCATTTGCACATATAATTCTTGAATACCCATCTGAAATATCTATTCTATTAGCAGTAGAAGTTGTTCTTCTTAAACTTAAATCTTCATCATACGAAGTAACAATACCACTATCTACTGTAATTCCATAATTAAAATAAAATTTACCTCTATCAGTATTTATATGTCCCCAGCCATCATTAGCTGGTCCTAATTCTATGTATCCATGGTCAGTTGTAAATCTATGATAATTTCCAGATGCTGCATGAAAATGTACTCTATCATCATCTACATACATTTCTCCATAATCACTTGTATCTCCTGGTTGATATAATCTTAATTTATTATCATTTTGTAATTGCATAGCAAGTTCATCACTACCAGCTCTTGAAGTCCAAAATCTTAAATGTCCAGCTCTACCTCCAGAACTTCCATCTACAAGATAACCTGATATTCTTGCCATAGCTGTTGTTGAACTATCTTGATTATGCCCAAATGTTAAACTTCCTCCATTACCAGCACTAGTACCTGTGTTTCTTAATTCAAAAATAGGATTAGTATTATAACCCATTTTTGCACTACCAGTTTCAGACATTAGAAACATTACTTTACTTGTTGTTCTATTATAAAAATATAATTGGGAACTATCTTGTTCTATACTTACTACATCAGCACCACTTCTAGTAAATCTAATCATGTGGTCGCCATTACCAACTACTCTTAAATCTCCATTTATATCTAATTTAAAACTTGGAGAACCTTGATTTATACCAACTTTATCAGCTGAAGCATCTACTTTGAAAAGATTTGGTTCTGTATCACCTTCTGCTCTAAAATCTGCATTATGTCCACCTTCATTAACAGCTAATCCATATTGTAATACTGTATTACCAGAAACTCCTAAATCTCCTACAACACTTGCTCCACTTGTATTTACATAAAATCTTTGAGTACCGCTTGTGCTACCTATAGTTGCTCCAGTTCTAAAACTAAAAGTATCTCCAGTATTATATAGTGCTATTGTTGAATTTTGTTCTTTAAATAATAATCTTGATGATATATCAGCATTACTTCCATCTTGATTAATAACTAATCCATGTACACCGCTTGCTGTAATATCAAGAGTTGAATCTGGAGATGTGCTATTAATACCAATTTGTGATGCACTTCCATCAATATACATTTTAGAGCTACCATTAACCTGGAAATTCCAATCTCCTGATGCGTGCGTGGTATTAAATATACCTACACCACTACCATTTGAATAAAAGCCTACTCTATTTCCCCAATCATTGCCATCATATAAACTCCAAAAACCATTGTTTTCTCCAGCACTATAGCCACCATCTACTAATAAAGATACTTGTCCATTATTTGGATGGTCTCTTTGTATTGATAGCTCTCCACTATTTATAGTTAATCCTTTATATCTACTTCCACCAAATCCTGCACCATTCCAAGTTCCACTATTTTCAATAGCATTAGCCGAATAGCCATATGCTTCAATCTTTTCTTTAATAGCTCCAGAAGTCATTAAGTGGTCATCGGTATCAACGAACTCAGAACCAATATCAATGTCATTAACTGCGTGTCCAGCAAGTGATAGGTTTCCTGTTGTTGTAAATCCAGCAGCTGTTATTGTTCCACTTGTAGTGTCATTAGCATCATTTTTTAGAAAAGCATCATCTACATTGAAAGTAGTCCCTGATAAGGATATGTTTGTTCCTGCTGAATAAGAGCTACCACCGACTTCACGCATAGTTCCGTTATCGTTAATATATAACTTATTATTCGTGTAATCCCAAGCTAACTCGTAGGGCCAAACACCGTTTGACCCATCAGCTCCAGCTACAGGTGCACCATCACCACGTTTTATTTTAACTGCACTAGCCATTATAACCTATTAGTTAGCGTATGTTCCAAGATCTATTGTAACATTTGTTATAGTAGAAGTATCTAAGTTAGCTACTAGAGTTCCCTTAGTAAATCCACTCATATTACCAGTGCTAGAAGCTGTTGCTGTTGTAGTTCCTAAAGTCCATTTATCTGCACTTTCATCAAAGAATATTGTAGCATTATCACCTGTAGAACCACGTTCTATAATAAGACCACAATCATTTGCATTACTTCCTGCTCCACTATTTAATTCCATTAATGGATCACTTACTGTAGTGTTAGTAGTATTTACAGTAGTTGTTGTACCACTTACTGTAAGATTACCGCTAACTGTTAAATTTTGTGCAATAGTAATACTATTAGCTAATTTATCTCCATCAACTGCATCATTTGCAATATGTGCTGTATCAATAGAACCATCTACATATTGGTCACTATCTACAGAATTAGCTGACATATGTGCTAAATCTATAGCTCCATTTGCTATATGTTCACTATCTACTGCATCGTCTGCTAATTTTGCTCCAGTAACTGCATCAGCAGCTAACTCAGCTGTTGCTACTCCAAGATCTTTAATTTGTACTGCACCACTACTAACTGTAAAATTATTTGTAGAAAAAGATGCTTTACCTTTAGTACTTGAAGATGCATCAGGAATATTAACTTCTAATTCTGTTACTGTTACCGTATCACTTGCTGTTTGTTTACCTATGTATAATTTGCCAGCAGCATTATCCCATGCCAACTCACCATACAACAAAGAAGCTGGTGCTCCAGCACTTGCACCATATACGCTCTTTTTAATCTGTAATGTACTTGCCATTTATCTCTCCTTATGGTTGATAGCTGCCGCCATCTATTGCCTCATTTTGCAAAAGAACATCTGCGTCTTTTACACTTATTGTTGTAGTGCCATTGCTTGTACTAGTTTGAATACCAGTTCCTGCTGCAATATTATCTGTTAATCCATCGGCAGATGTAATTTGTACGTCTGCACTACCGTTATCAATTTTTAATTTATTATCGTCATAAAAAACAATTTTCTTATATACATCTTTAATTTTATTTGGTCCTGTTAAACTTCCACCCATTATGTTGTCACTCCTATATCGTCATATGTTGGTTCATTTACACTTACTACATCACTATAACTAGCATCACTAGGTATAGAAACATTGCTAAAAGTATGTACACTTCTTGTTATATCTGTATAAATACTACTACTTGGATCTGTTATAACTGTTAAAGTAACATCTGCTGGTATTGCTACGTCTGCAAAATTACCATCAGTGTTATCATTAAAATGTTGTATTAATGAATCAAACGATACATTAATATCACTTAATGCAGCTAAACCAAAGTTTCCTTTTTTCCACGTATTAGCCATTATTTCTTTTTAACAATCTTTTTAATTTTACCATTATGAGTTCTAGCAAACTTATGTTTTTTAGTTTCACGTATAAGTGTACCATAATAAGTTTTGCCGCCCCATTTCCAACTAACTCTTTTAGTCATTATATCTCCTAAAAACTATGCTGTTTAACTGTAGTAGCTCCAGATACTCTACCTCTACTCTTAAATGTTTTTGCTTCTTTTATACCACGTTCAAATTTATTTTCAAAATATAAAGCCTGTTGCACACCATCTTGAGTTTGTTCATACCCAAGTTGTATAGCTTTATCAACTAAATACTGATGAAACTGTGTAGGCAATTCACTTTGTTCTGTCATTGCACTACTACCATCATCTAATGTATTAAAATGATCTGCTTTTTTATGGTAAAATAAAGTAATCTTTCTTACATCTGTTGGTGATGCAAACTGATCTTTCTGTTCTTCCATAGGGTCATGCAATGCAATGCCAATAGAATCTCTTTCTACCCACCATACCCATTGCTTAGTTGTTCTGTCGTATATTGTATTATAATTTGGCATCTTAACATTCCCACTTTCTTAACGATTTATTAATTCTTGAATTAGGGTCTCTTTGTTTTTTAACTCCAGTTCGTTTTTTTTTCATACCTCTCATACGTGCACAAAAAGAATTCTTTCTAGATCCACCTTCTGGTTGAGGAGCTTTTAAATTTCCTCCAGTTTCTTTATTATAAGAATCTCTACCTTTTTGGTTTAAACCTCCATCAGGATTCTTACCTTCTTTTCTTTGCCATGCTGGTGATTTAGCCATTATTCTTTAATCCTTTTTTTCTTAAAACTGTTTGTATTTCCTGCAGCTTTTTTCTTTGCTGTTTCTCTTCTTCTTTTTGCTTCACGAATTTTTTTTAGTTGTTCATCAGTCATTCGATTTTTCCTAACAAAACCATGTGTAGCATTAGCAGCTTTTAACTTTTTACGTTTAACTGGCTTTCCACTTTTTTTTGATTTTCCCTTGTACTTTTTTCCTGCCCACTTGTCTGTATTAGATCCAGCCGTAGATCTAATCATATAATCTTCTGCTTTTGCCATTATTTACCTACCTTTTTTAACTCAATCATTATTACTTCTGATTTGTTTTTAACATTTGTTCTGTCAGGCATTCCTAAAGTTGCTATTTTTTTTACTGTTTTTACCATTACGTTAAGTCCCTATATTCTGGTCTACCCATTAACCTGTTAATCTTTACCGTATTACCATCGTCATCAACGATATCTACACTTTTAATTTCTAAAATACTTTCTTTTAAACCATAATATCTTTGATCAGCTACTGTATCAAACTGAGTAGCTTCATCCAATATTAATGTTCTAGAACAAAACTCATCTGATGCTTGGTTTAGTAAATGTATAATTTCATTACTGCCAAGATCTGGATGATGTTTTCTAACCAACTCTATCATCTGCTGGAGTTTCATAGTCTTTTCCTTGTGTTTGTAGTTCTAGTAAATATAGACTTAAAAACGCACTTAAATCCCCTATTACCATTTCATATTGCTTTGTATACCAATCGTAGTCAGCCATTTTTGCATTTAATTCTGTAGTGTAAGATTCTACTCTACCTAAATAATCTTGTATTTCTTGCGCTTCACTTTCACTAACAACTCTTGCTGCTTCTACTTTTTGTTGTAAATCTGTTGTATATATAGCTAATTCTTTATTGTATTCATTAAATTCATTTTCAATATCTGCAGAATACTGTTGCAATAATTGCGCCTGTTTTCCTAATGCTACTTGTGCCATTTCTGGATCTTCATCTGCTATAAAATCATCTACTCCAAAATCTGCTTCTGTTCCAGATGTAGTATCTGAACCTGACAATGTTCCATAATCAGTTGTTAAAGAAGGTTTACTATAAGTTGGCGCAGTACCTAAACTTGCTAATGTAGTATCATTTAACGTTACTACGGTAGGGACTGTTGGCAACGTTACATTAGCCATCATTAATCTTAATAATTCTTTTGCAGCATATAACACAACACCTCTTTCTAATTCATCTGGTAAATTACTAATAGATGAATCTCCTAAGCCAACAGATGTATCTGGAGTTATATGTTTTACTAAAGCACTTTGTCCATTTGCAGGAGTTGGTATAACATTTAAAGTTCCATTTTCTATATAGTATTTTGGATCTAACTTACTAGTATAATAAATACTATTTACATCCGTATAGTCTCCTGAATCCTCTGGGCTTATTTCCATAGCTTTTCTATTGCGTGAACCATCATTCCTAGTAACACTTACAATTTTTAACACCGATGCAGTGCTCATAGTTGTAGGCGAACTGTTCAATGTTGTAGAACTTGTCATTCTATTAGCTATATCATCATTAAATGAAAGATATTTTGTTATATATTTAACGCCTTCTTCTAAATACAAATCAGCTTGTGATGTGTAATCAGGGCTATCTATATCGCCAACTATTGCTTCTATTTCTGTTTTGAAGCTCATTTACTATTTATCCTTTCATAAATTTAATTGTTTTACGTTTAACTTTCATAGAGCTGTCAACGTGTTTTACTCTACTATTTCTTTTATTACTCAAACCTGCAAGTTTCACATGAGCATCTTGATACACTCTTTTTTCATACTTATCTGCTGCATGTCTAACATTTTTACCTTTTGCTGTATGAGGATACTCAGATAAATTCTTTTTCTTTGCCCAAGCAGCTCTGTTTTTACCTGTTCTTAAAGTAGTTGTTTCCATAAAATGATCTAATTTTTGTGCATAATTTTTAGCCTCTTGACCTGGTGCAGGTTTAAAAGACATACCTCTTCCAGTATTTATAGTTGAGTCTTTCATTTTCTTGCTTACATTTTTAATCATCTTTTTACCAAGTTCCAATACTTTACTACCACCTTTTTTAACTGCTTTTTTTATACCCATTGCCATTAATGCCATTTACATACCCTTCCTTCTTTGTTTATTTTTTCTTTTTTGACTACCGCTACTTATTCTTCCAGATACTCCTCCATACAAACTACTCATTCCTATTAATTTAACTTTATTAGAATGTTCATATACTGTCTTAACACCAGTTTTTGCATATCCTGCCGTTTTAGCCATTTGCGTTTCTTTTTTGGTGCGAATAATATCATGCTTGTAACCACCAGTTTTGCCTTTTACAAACTCCTGGTTCTTCTTTTTATACTTTTTAATAGTAGGAGCATGTGTAGTCTCGTTACCTTTCTTAGTATAAAACTTTTTTTTACCCTTTTTGGTAGTAAATTTAGTTCCTTTTTGTTGAACTTTAGTTAATGAACTATATACTTTTCCTGCTCCACGTTTAATGCTTCGATCTATTGCACCATCTTTAAATAACAATCCACGTTCACCGACGCTTTTTTTATACTTTTTCTTTGCTGCCTTATAAATTTTAGGTGCATTTTTTATAAGTTTTCTTCCTGCTACTCTTGCTGCCGATAAGGCTGCTGCTGCAAATGGAATTGCCATAACTTTCTCCTTCAATAGTGGGGGGATATATTTCAATCCCCCCGTTTATCTTAACTAAATTGCAATACAGTGTGTGTTTCTGGTAAAGAAATTTCTAGACCTGCTTCTGTAAGAACCATGTCTTTTCTTCCGTCAACATTTCTGTTTTGTACATTAGTAATGATTTGAGTATCACGTGATACACCGTTACCCATTAATGGACGGTATGCTACGTTATTCAAATCGATCATAATTGCTGTATTTTCGTGAATACCTCTAAATAGTGGTTCCATAACAAAGTTAAGGTTACCATAAATAGTTGATACTCTTGTTACAGCATGTCCGAAGTTACCTTGAACATTCTGAATGTCAAGACCACTTCCAACCTGACTGTTTAAAGCCATTGTATTACCTAAGAATGAAGACCCACCAAGTTTGTTCAACCATGATAGAACTTTTCTTGAAGCTAATACTAGTTTTTCACCGCTGTTTCCAGACTCTGGTGAGAAAACGTCTTCCATAGAGTCAATGAAGTGATCGTAATTAGCTGAAGAATAAGCAAAAGTTTTCACTTTACCGTATGCTTCAGTGTAAGGTACGATACCCCATGTTCTTCTAACTGGACCAGTTGCTGTAGAATCGTCTGTTCCTACACCAAATAACATAGCGTGTTCAAGATCCATCTTATGTTCCATAAGTTTTTCTTGATACACTCTCATGTATTCGTTAGAAATTCCACGATATCTAGTAGCTAGAGCTGTACCAGAGAATAGAGGTACTGAAGTCTTAAAGATCTGACAGTATCCTTCTCTGTTGTAAAACTCGTCACTCCAACCTTCTGGGTCAGTTCCACCTTCAGCAAATGCTGAACCTACAACTTGACCTTTAAAGTTGTCGTCAAAACGTAGCTTAGATGCATTTGCAGGTGTTTGAATACCTTGAGTTGCAGCTGCTGCTCCGTCAGCTGATCTAGTAGCCTTAAGCATTAACTTAAGGAATGTAGCTGCTTTAATTTTAGCTTTGCTAGAATCTGTAGCTTCTACTTCATCGATCTTGTAATATGCGATTGCTCCTACGTCACTTCCGTCTGAACCGTCAGCATCGTATTCACATTCTATTGCAACAATTTGTCCTACTAATAGGAACTCAGGTGCAACGTTTGTTGTTACCTCTCTACCAAATTTATCATATGCGCAATCTACGTAGAAATTATCTCCAGTAACAATAGCATAAGCGTCAGAGCTATAAGCTCCTACTTCTTTTGCTGCTTGCATTTGGAAATTACGTCTCTGCCACTGATGTCTTTGTTCTAAGAACTTAAACACAGGGTCATCTGTAGGTTTCTTTGCGACATTGGATAAATAGGTGAAGAAAGGTGATTGTTGAGGAGCTAATTCAGCTACTCTTTCACCAAAGTTGAAAATTCGTCTATCAACATTGATGGAAGTACCCTGAACAGCTTCTCCTGGATTAATACTATATATGTTAGCCATCTTAATTCACTTCTCCTAGTTAAAATGGATTCTTCTTGTTAAAGTTTTGTATCATAGAATCCATCATTTTATCTTCTGATTTTTTAGATGACTGCATATTGACTCCAGCTTTTACCCCGATAGGTTTCGGTATTGACAGTTTTGACTTTTGTTGCATCATATTAGCCTGTTTTTGTAAGGCAGCATCACTAACTTGTGTAATCGTTTGACTACTTTGTTCTTGTGGTTGCGTGTTTATTCTATGCAATTTCACCAAATTGTCTAAAGACATTGACTCTGGTGCTGTCATTTTTACCATAAAATCATTAGCGTCTTCTAACGAATATCCATAATTGCGTTGTAAGTCAGATACTAATTGAGCTTCTTGAGCTTGTTTCTTAGTCTGTTCTTCTAGCGTACGCATAGATTGTATACGTTGTTCTTCTAATGATGTAGTATAATCTGTCATGCTTTCCATATATTCAGTTTGTTTAACTAAATATTTAGCACTTCTGCTATCTGGGTCAGCTATTGCCTCGGAATGATCGAAGTCAGCAGGCTTTTGAGGTTTAACAGGTTTTTCTAATTTAGCTGTTTCCTTTTCTGCTGGTGCTGGCGAAGCGGTTTGTGTCTTTTGTGCCATTAAATCTGACACTTGAGACTTCAAAAGGTCCACTTCTGCTGCACGTTTATCTGCTTGACTTTGCCAGTATTGATACTGGTTATTATCTTCCTTTGGGTCAACAGACTGTGTAACTTCTGAAGGTTCATCAACAGATGTTTCGGTAGGTTCTCCAGTTTGAAATGCAAATTCATTTGAATTATCTCCGAAAATATCATTAAAGATGTCTTCTTCTGGTTTAGGTTCCACTGCAGTCTCTTGTGGTGCCTCAACCTGTGGTTGTTCTACTTCTGTTGCCTGTGTATTTTGAGTATCACTCATTTTCTTGTTCTCCTAACTCTAACTCTCCAGTAAGAGGATTTGCAGCGACTTGTTCACTTTCAACTTCTCTTGCGGAGTTTATTAGATTTTGTTCAACATCGGCAAGACGTGTTTGATACATCGTAGTTGCCGCTTCAGCTCTGTTCTTAACCTTGTCAAGTCCTGAGCTAAATTTTTCTACCTCTAAACGTTTCTTAGCATGTAACTCTTCACGTGTAGCGGTTTGTAAGTCTCCTTTGACTTGTTTCAATTCTTCTGCCATTGCTTGCATTTGTTGTTGCATTTGTTTCATTTGACCAGCACGTTCTAATACTCCTTCTACATCTACTAACTCTGATTTCTTAAGAACTTCTACCTGATCAATTAATCCAGCTTGATACATTTCTTGATATGTTGCTAACAATGCCATTCTGTTTGTTGGTAATGTAGAACCTGATACTACTCTAACATCGTAGTTTCCTGTTCCAATATCATGCCATTTGTGCACTTGTTCATTATCCATTTCTTTATAAAAATTAAATCTTTCTTCTTTTTCTGTTCCATTCGGTTGAACTAAACGCACTACTTTTTCTTCAGTATATAACTGCTGCATTAAAGGTATTGCTACTTTTGCAGCTTGATTTAAAAAGTTTTCTACATCATCTCTTCTAGATTTAATACGTCTTTGTCCAAATTCATCTACTACCAGTGTTCCTCTATACGTAGATGGAGCGTTTGCTGTACTACCTTGCATTAATTCAAAAATACCAAAGCCGTATTCTAGGTCATACTTAGCATCTGCTTCGTTTTTATATAATTCATTGGGAAGAGGCACGGGCCCTGCTACAATAGGTGCACCTAGCTCTGCGTCAAATTCAATAACGCTGGTTCCAGCTCTTCCCCACTCTTCTTCAATCATGCGTATATCAGCTGATCCCCTCGGTATTAACAGCTTTACGTTAGTGCTTGTAGAAGCATGAGCAATAATTAATGATCTAATTTTATTAATATATTCTTGTAATGGTCTAAATAACCTTACATCTGATTCAGGAAACGGATTTCTATGATGTATATTCATTAAAGGTACAATAGGATACTCTTCAGTAGGTAAAACTCTCTCATATAACAAGTTATCTCCTACAGACACTGTCATAGCAACACAGCATTTTTCTATTTCATTTGCTGTAATTTTACCCATACCAACCAGTTCACCTACTGTCGTAGGTATTAAAACAGTAGTACTGCCTGGTATAGCATCTTCATCTTCCATTCCAGGAACTTTTACTGGGTCAGCAGGTATAATATTACCTTGTTCATCTATTTCAGGTTCTGGTAATTCAAAATGAAACATTGTACCATAAGCTTCAATAGTTTTAAACATTTCCTCAATCAACTTAGGATCAGAAACAATAACTTCTTCTCCTGTAATTTTTCTAACAACAATATAATATTTGTCAATATAAGCATCATATTCTTCGTCTGTCATTAAAAACTCTTCATAATTAAAAGGTTCAAACACATTCCAGTAACTATGCATTTCTTTTGTATATCTTTCAATAAACTTACGTTTTGTGTGATACACATTATCATCGTCACCTTTAAATATTTGACCTTCTGTTGCTGCCAAATCAGTTGTTGGATAGTCCTCATTATCGGCCTGATGAGAAGAAGCGTCTTCAATAATATCCATAAAGTCAGGATATAATTGCATTGCTTGTTCATCGGTTAAATGTTTAGCAACTAAAATATGCGCAGCGTCTCTTGCGTATATATCTTTAGCATTTGGATCAATATATACATCTAATGGGTTAATAGATTTGATATAAACTTCTCCTTTACCCATATCTGCTTGTGGATCTTGGTATACATTAAATACTCCCATACCTCCAACATAGTAATCATCAATTACTTTCTTTAGTTCTTCGTTACCAGTAGATTGTTCCCATATCCAAGAAAACAAATCGGAAAAAACTTTAGCTGTATCTCTGTCAGAATCTTCTCTTGCAGTGCTACGAAATTGAGGTGAATTGTATGTTAGCAAAGACTTTGCTGTTTCAACGATAGGATGTATACGATTTACTACAATAGGAGCCTGACCACGTGCTTCTAAAACGTCTTTTTCTTCATTTGACCATTGAGCTCCTGCACGGAACTCTATTGCCTCTTGGTATTTAACTGCCCACATTTCACGGGACGATGAATATTCTCTGAGTAATTCTTGCGATAAATCTACTTCTTCATGGGTAGAGCCATCATTCTTTCTGATTCTTCCAGGAACATAGCCAAAAATATTTATTAGATCATTATAGTTTTGACTTCTTGCTTTTTGGCTTTTCTTTCTTTTTGGCATTTACCTCTATGTACCCTTCTGGTATTTTTGTGTCTAATACATCATCTAACTCTTTTGCAAAATTGCGAAAAGCAGACATATATTTAACTAAATTTATTTGCATACAATTACTCCCCTGAAATTACGGGATTTTTTTTACACTTGTCAAGCCTTTTTTACGCTATTTTCCAGTTTTTTGGCTGATAATCATAATATTCGTCATATTCTAACTCCATATCAGCTCCTTCATGAGTAGGCTTATAACAATTTTTGTTAGCATAAAAGAATCCGTCCAACAAATCATCATGCTTACCACGTGGATATAATAACAATTCATCTAACAATGCTTGTTGGTTTTTCTGTATAAATACATTTCCTTGAGCAAATAAGGGCTGTAAGCTTTCTAGCCTATATGACTTGGAGGTTCTTGGATTTTCTTTTATTTCCAGACCAGGAATAAACAACCCTTCATCTGCAGATTTTTCTTTTATGTATTGTCTTAACATTTCCTGATATCCAACAGATTCTATCCTTGTCTTCGCACTTCTATTTACTTTGAAGTTTGTAATGATAGAATCTGCTAGATCTAGTGGGGTAGCCCTTTTTCGATAGTAGGGCAAAACAAATCTATTACCATCATAGTCAACTGCTATATTAAATATTACACTAAAGTCAGCTCCTCTCTTTGTACTAGAGGCAGGGTCGACTCCTGTAAAGATGTTTACAGGTCTAATCTCATTTACTTCCTCCCCATTTACGGTCGTCAGTATGAGATTCGACAACCCTTGCTCATCCGTTTCTGTATAGCCTTCGTAATATTGAATATGTTCAGCTCTAAATAAATTTTCTTCATCACCTGTAATTTGACACAAATACTCTCTATAGAATACAGATACACGATTAATACTTTCTAATTCTTCTTTCTTTTGAATAAGTTTATCTGCAGGCCATACTGAATCCCATAATGCTTTACCATTTTCTAAATCAGGAGCAAAATGCATATTAACCCAACCTTTCATATCTTTTAATGTTTCAACGAGACAACGTTCATGCTGGGGAGTACCAATAACACATACTCTACCTACGATAGGATCTAACGAAGGGACACCAGATTGCAACAACCAACGAAGATTTGTCTCCATAGCTTCTGCTGTCTTGGTATTGTTTTCATCTTCAGGGTCATCTAAGATTAATAAGGTAGGACGTTGGTTTCCATGTTTGATACCACGTATCTGTTGTCCAGTACCCTTGCATATAATAACGCTACCATCTTTTAATTCTATCTCAGCGTTTGACCATTTACGTGCAGATTGCATTCCCCAATACCCAAAGAAGTGTCTAAACTCTTGAGAATAGTCTAATACGTCTTTTATTGTTCCTAGTAACTTAGTAGCGTGTCCCTGTGTCCTAGATACTAATACAATAACCTTAGGACCCTTATCAAACATAAGGTGATATAATGGATATACGCCTGCCACAATACTAGACTTAGCATGACCTCTTGGAGCAATAATATTAATTTGTTTTTCATCTTTATGTAATTCTTCTATAATGTCATAGTGGAACCTTGGAGATTCACTACTAAACATGTTAGGCATTACCATACGCCCAAATAACAACATATCCTGTTGCATTTCTAGTAATAATTTGTTTTTATCCACGTATTTTTACTGGTTCTACAATAATTCTCATATCTCTAGCTACTTCAAACATTGTTGTCATAAATAACGTTAAATCGTCATCATTGCTCGTTCTGATCTTCACGTACTTCGTCAACTTCGCTGATTTTAGTCGCTTTGAGTTTTTTTCTTTGTTCTTCATAATTTGCCTCAATTTGATGTGTCATATCAACCTCCAAGGATTCCGTCACCTGTTTTGTCTTAGGTGCCATATCTAAAAATATAGATAATTCTTTTGCAGCACGTATCATATCTGCACTGCTTTCTTTTACTTTTGCTACTTCGATAGCATCTTTCATTGTATCAAGTACAAAACCTTCATCAATACCTTTATCTGTAAGTATTTCTTTTAGTTTTTCTTCAATCATTTTCTTTGCCTCTTTACTTTTCAATAATTTTTTTATAGCTATAGCGGGGTTTTTTTGGTCAGGCCTGTATAATTTACCTATTTTATCAAGATCTGGCTGTAAACCAGCCATTTTGTACGTTAAATAGGCATCTATAGCTAGTTTAGCCCTACCTTTTTTAGCTTCCATCTCACTATATGGCTTTGTAGACACGCTAGAATAGTTACTTGACGCATAATGTGGCTCAAACTCTAACCTCCTGTGTTTACCAAGCCACTGACGACCGAATGGATAGACCATTTCAGTATTAGTAGCATACTCATTGCGAGCAATACACTTAGAAACATAGTTATCGTCACTAAGACCAAACTCCCCAGGACCGCATTCTTGCCAATATTTATAGCATACCCCCAATTCATCTGCTTCGATGTCGGTATATACTTCAAAATTAACGGGTTCATAGTTATTTATCTTTAGTTTCTTTGTTATCTTGATCATTATCTTTATAATTTTCTTCCAAATATTTTACAAAAGCCTCTTTATCACCCTTCATCTTCATATATTCGTCTAGGGCCCTATCGCCGTTGAAAACATGTTGCTTCAACTGCTCTAATTGTACTGCAATAGCTGCCATGGTACTAATTAGTTCTTTTGCTGTAGGTTTTTTCTTTTTATTTATAGCCATTAACGTTAATCCTTTACGTAATTAATTATCTTAAATAATTAATGTATCTCTTAACGTTAATATTAACGTTAATACCATACACTATTTAGTCCAAATCTCTATCCGCTCTTATAAGAACGCCTAATTCTATAGCTTCTCTAATTACATTAATCTCTACTTCAGCCATCATAATCATCTTTATCTCTTGAACTTTAGGATTATTAGGATCTACGGGTACTTTTTCCCATTCTTTTCCATTCCAACGCTCAAAAAACTCCGCATTAGCAATCGCTTTAAGTATATCTTTAGGTAATTTTTTAACCATAGCTATAAAATAAGGCCAATATTTGAAAAATGCAACTAGAATGTGTGTGGGAGATATATACACTCACTACCTACCCCATTAATTTGTTTCGTTTATTTTTTTTCGTTGAGATTTTTTCGTTGAAATACAAGCCCGCAAGGGGAAAGTAAACGCAAGCATTTACTTTTATTTCACCGCCTAAATCTCACAGTATCTTTCCTACGAAACAAATTAATCGGGGTAGGCACGTTCGCCCCTTTTCCGTATGGAAATTCTTTCATACATTACTAACAACAACTCTATCTCTTGATAGGAAAGGAGTGAATAATGTCTAAGCAATTTGACTTTAATTCATTCAATAAATCTAACGACACAGTCGTTAGTAAATCATCAGACGCGGACTACTTCTTCAATGTAGAAGCGTCGACTGTTAACGCACTCACTGGTCAAACAGAGAAAATGCGTAAGCGTCATGATGATTTGAATTCATCTATCACAAGTGCGGTAGCAAATCCTGATATTGTTTGCTATCTATCAGTAAGTGTAACTATTACACCTGATAATATGCAAGCACTTGTTGATGAAATTCAAGGAAAAGGTTGGACACTCCAGCCTCTGGATAAGTCCAAGTCTGGTAAAACCTTCGGTTATATCATCAATCCTTCATAACCTTTCCCT